TCCAGTCTGAGTAGCTTCAATTTCAGATTGTACAGTACACACGTCACGTAAAGTTTCGAAAGTAGTATTGGCAAGGTATTCCAACGTGGCATCCACGTCCTTTGCCATTTGGTTCATTTTACCAAGTGTTAAAATATCCATTTTTTATATCCTATTAATAATTAATTTACTCTACACCAGACGGTAGTTGAGCAACAACTTCTTTGTCCTTTGCAGTTCGTTCTGCTATTTTGATTACCTTAATGTGCGCAGAGGCCTCTTCATCAAGTGCGTCGTTTACGGGTTCTCCTGGAGCCTTAGGAAAAACGATTAAATCTACAGGAACTCCTGCCCAATCGTCTGGTAAATTTCTTAAGTTTGCTCTATAATCGACCCAACCTTGTTTTAATGCTGCTGGCATATCTTCCGAAGTAGATGCATCAGAGGCTTCTAATTGGTCGTTCCTTGCAGATCTAATAAACTCAATGTCCCAATTACTACGACCATATACATTACCGTCAATATCATCACCAGGCAAACCTGTTTCGTATGATAATGCACCCCAACCTGTGTCTGGGTTATAACCATGTGTAACTGAGTTTTGATCATACACTTCACTAGGATAAGTAGTATCAAATACCGTGTTATTTCTTGCCGATGCTGGTCCAACTGCTACTTCATACACTTTAATGAAACCGAAAGCAGTTGCCCCGTCTTCGTCAGTTGGTCCGATTAAACCGCAACGGATGCAATTTTCGTCAGATTCTTCGCAATCCAAAACTAATTCGTAAAAATCAAGTGGAGTTGGTTGACCGCATAAGTCTGCCATGTCCTGCACTTCCTTAACCATGTTTGTTTCTTTGTCCATGAATAACATTAGACTAGCAGGACCGTTATATTCCTGCGTAGATTCTTTACCCATAGAGTCGTCTGTACCGTATCTCTCATTAGGAATTTTATATGTAACCGTTTTTGTAATATTTGCCATTTCTATTCTCCTAATATATTATTGGTATGAAACTTTAACAAGTCCACCAGCACCAAAGCCACCCCAACAACCAGAACCACCGTCATAACCACCACCAGCACCACCACCGCCAGGGAAGTAAGAATGACCACGACAACAACCCATACCAGTAGTGGTACATTCGTTTGTATCCCTACCGTTCGATTGAGATCCGGAGAATGGTCCTGTCGGTCCACCTCTAGTTCCACTAATTTCATTACAGCAACTGTAACCCTTTTGAATCATTCCTGTAGTTCCTGTGAAACCGTAGTCTGCACCGAAGAAACCTGGAGTACATGATTGGCATTGTCCCCAACCACCTGATACTTGGTCGCCAACAACACATTGCGCACCAATACTACAGTCGTAACAACTTGATTTTTTATCCCAAGCTGTAAAACCACCTTCTCCTCCGGTCGCACAGAAGTTTGATAGTCCATTACCAGTTACCCATGAAGTACAACCTGTTCTACATGGTTGACAATGCCCACAGCATGAACATTCTGAAGTACCACCAGCACATAAAGTAAAATTAGAAGTACCAGCAGTAAAATCAACGCCTTCCTCTAACGTCCTAGCTGCATAGTTACCACCCCAACCACCAGAAGGAATATCGTAGTCATAACCAGATGATCCACCTGGACCGCCGCCACCTAGAACTTCGAATTTAATAGACTTGATTCCCTCAGGGGCTGTCCATAATAAACAACAACCACCATTAGTAACAGACCAATGGTTGTTGTTTAAAATCATAAATTCTTTAAATGGTTTCGATCCACCACCTGCAGCAGCAAGTGCGTCGATACCTATATCAACCTCATCTTGCAAACAAGTAACTTGTCCAGTCTGAGTGGCCAAAACCTCTGTCTGCACCTCACAAACGTCTTTTAACGTTTCGAAAGTAGTGTTGGCTAGATACTCCATTGTTTGGTCTAAATCCTTAGCCATTTGGTTCATTTTACCAAGTGTTAAAATATCCATAGTTGTATGTTCCTTCTAATATGTTTTAATTATTTATAATAAATTTTTATACGTCCCAAATGTCTTTAAGAGTAATAACACCTCTCATATCATTTGTCGCACCGTCGTATCTTGAAGACTCATAAACTAATGAGTCTGGAGAACCTTTAACCCATGACTGAGTAGTAAATTCCCAAGAATCGTTTAATGAATGTCCTTCATAATTACCCCACTGTACCAAAACTCCGTTCTTAAAGTTTGTTCCGGCAGAGTTGTTAGCACTAAACGGGGATCCGTCTGTATTACCTTTAGGTCCGTATAATGCGTATGCAGTACTTGCTTGGTTGATAGATCCACCAGGATATGTTACTGGTCCAGCAACAATAATAGTTGGTGACTTATATGCACTACCTGGATTATTAATAACAATATTAGAAACGTTACCAGCACCACCTAAAGATACAGTACCAGTAGCACCATAACCAGTAGGCTCTGCGTGAGTATCTATAATAATAACTCTAGTCTGTCCATTAATATAATCCTGCCAATCTTCAATAATTGTAGCACCACCAATACCGTTATTTAGTCCAACAGTTCCTACATAACCAATACCAACAGTATTTGTAGAATCTGTACCAACAGTACCACCACCGTCTGTTACGATAACCATAGGTTCGTCATAACCAGAACCACGGGTTGTAAATTCAATTTCAGAAACAACGTTATTGATATCAGAACTAACTGCACCACCAGATCCAGTATTAAGTGGGTCGTTGATAATAAGTTCAATGTCTGTGTAACCAGAACCAGCACGAACAACTTTAACTTCTTTAATTTCACCAACAGTAACTTCAACGTTCCATGTTCCACCATTACCAGTACAATCTACTTCTAGTGTATATTGTGCGTCCGAACAGAATGCAGGAACAGCAAAAGATGTAATTTCTGCTGCTAAAGTTGCACCAGAACCATAAGTACGACCGATTTCTGCCCCTAAATCATCTAGAATTGGGAAACCTGTTGGGTCAAATACTATAATTTCAGTTTCTTGTGAATAACCAGTACCTGTATTGTCAACATTAATAACACCAACAGAACGGTCTAATTTAGCATTAGCATATGCACCTTCTCCCGGACCAGATACGTCAATAATTCTAACTGTATCACCAGCAATATAATCCTTTCCTGGACGATCTACTGCAATATTAATAATATTTCCAGCAGTGTTTACAGTAGCAAGACCACGCATACCACCACCAGTTCCAGTAACCATATCTATAAATACTGTATTTTCACGTACCCATAACGTTGCACCAGCACCAAAATTTGTATCCGTAATAACATACTTATCTGTTAATTCTGTGTCTTGAGTAACTGTATATGAGAATACAGCATTTTGAGGAATGTCCCCCGAATCGAATACACCATCTTCATGAGTAACTGTATGTGCACCGATGTCTAAGTTTGTAAATTCAATAGTATCACCAACATTAGCAGAGATAATAGAAGGAACAAAAGCATTATTTTGAATAGCAACAGATACTGTTTTTGCAGTAGTGTCTGTGTATCCTGTACCTTGATTTGATAATGAGATAGAATTAATACCACCATTAGCAAAAGAAAGTTGAACTACAGCACCAGTTGTTTCGTTTCCACCAGTTATTGTTAATGTGTCACTAACAGCATATGCACTTCCTGGGTTTGTGATAACAACCTTATCTAAAGTGTCGTCTTCGTTTAATAAAGCATAACCTGCAACATTAGAACCAGTCGAACTAGACATTCCTACTAAAATTTGAGGATTGATTTGATATCCATCAGACCCCTCGCCATGATCGTGTGCTCCAACTTGATTGGAGAAGAAGAATTCCTCAGAGAACGAATTCCATTCAATATCAATATCGTGACTGTGTCCACTTTCAACCGTTGTAGCTGTAACAGCTGTTCCTGATTTAATAATATTAATATCTGCTTGAGATACTTGTAGGTTATGAGTATGTCCATTACCTCCGTCTTGTACAGTGATATTCCAAAAACCTTGATATCCTGCACCAGCAGAAACAATGTTTACTGAGTCGACCATACCGTTTCTAAAGGTAGGAGTAGCAATTGCTTTAGTTTCAGTAGAACCTACAACATCAACTGCACCTAAGTCGAACGTTCTTGCTAATGTATTGCTTGAGTATTTAGTACCATTTTCTGTGATATTAACGTCTGATACTCCATCGTCATACACTGCGTTAAAGATAGCACCTGTGCCTAGATTTGTATTTGAGTCGATAGTATAACCATAAGTATCAACAACACCAGAATCGTCTGTAATAGCAACTTTATATGTTAAACCGTCTGATACTGCTGCGACGTAAGATTCACCAGCAATTTGAGATTCGTAAGAACGTAGCATATCGTCCAATAGTGAAACAGTGGCATTTGTGTACGTTTCACAGATTAGTGGAGTTTCAAATGAACCACCGTCTGAATCTAACCCAGAAGCACCATCTGCCGCAACTACACCCCAACCAGTAATTGACGATATTCCGTCGTGACAATATGAAGTTCCAGGAGAGAACATAATAGTATCATAATCAACAGCATAGTTACCAGAAACTCCTTTATTGTATGTTGTTCCTGCCAAGTCTGTAATTTTAACCATATCTCCTGTATCGATACCATCAAACAACAATGCGTTTGATGTTCCTCGTCTGATTACTAATTCTGGGTTATCGGTATCTGCGATAGAAGTGTTGTTAAGGATTGTTAAATCGTCTGCAGGTAATCCATCTAATTCATGTCCTGTTGCTCTGAAAGAAGCAACACCAGTATTACTGATGTCTTTAAATATGCTATATGCTTTAATTTTAGTAACAGAAGTTGAACCAACTGCATCATTTTCTAATTTCAAGTGATGAACAAACGGATATGGTTCTCCACTAATTTGCATAGCCTCACCGAAAGAAGAAATACCACCTTTGCTATTGTATGCAATATGGTGAGTTTTATTTGCACCTTCTTCTGCAAACGCAATTTGTCCACCAGCAGTATATTTGTAATCCGCAAATCCAATTTCACGAGTCATTGTGACTTCAGAAACTAATAAGTTTGTTTGGTGTACAGAGTAACCTGAGTCTGCAGCGCCAGAAGTATATTGAGCAAGGTTAAGTAACATGTCGTCGAGTGCTTGCTGGATAATAGCATCCTGAGATTGCACGTGAATTGTGTAGTCAGTTTGTAATTGACCCATTTGAGTAGTTACGTTTGCTTCTAATAAATTAGATGCTGTTGATAACGTTAAACCAGCATCATTTGCCCAAGGAACAAATACTGAATTAACAAACCCCGCAACCTCATCGTTCATATAGGTTTCAACTGCGTTCATAGCAGTATTTGTTTTAACTACTACTTCGTTTTTAAACGTATTCTGTTGGTTCTCTAATGGTGAAGTTACATTTGAATTTAACCATGATTTCATATTGCTCGCCATAGCGTTCAATTTTGTTGGAATCATCACCGCAGGGGTGTTGGTATAAATCTCTACTTCTTCAACGAACTCTGTAATATCGATACTATTAAAAGTGATATCCGGAATATCGTTAAACTGGTCAACTTGCGTTGAGATGGTTGATAGTGTGACTGACATTGTTCGTTATCTCCAAAAATTATTCTTTATAGAATTTATTTATATTATTACAACTATTTATAATAGTTATTATTCTTTTCTAAGCCTTTAATGGTTGACGATAACGTCAACCAATGTTTCTTTCTATGGTATGGTTATTGCACCAATTTCCGTAAACGTTTGACCGTCTAAATTAGTTACCCTAACATCATAAATTCCTGATGTTGAGTACGTCATTACGAAATCAATATTGTTAGCATCTGTGAAGATTGCAGTACCATAAACTTCAACTACATTAGCAGTTCCTGTGTCTAATATTTCAACAATAGTGTCTACGGCAAATCCAGAACCACTCGCAGAGTATGTAGGTGACATATCACCATTTACTGTTGTGATATATAAAGTATCACTTACTACAAATGGGTCAGCAAATGCAGAAGTATCCATATCTGCATTTGTTACACGCAACTCTTGCTCACCTAACGGTGTGTCTGGGTGAATTTCAAAACGTACCTTGTATGGTAAGTTTAGACTTTCTTGATTTGTTTGCTCTACACCACCTAAAGTAATTGTGTATGTTAAATCTATACCATCACCAACTATCTCAACCCACTCACCGTCTATTTCAGCAAGAATGGTCGAATCCCATGTTCCTCTAGGAGATTCACAATCCACTTGATTGTCAACTGTAATACCAGCAATACTAGTAGTACAATGCTCGAAATCTTCAAGAATCCAAGTACCACGTGGTCCTTCACAAACTTCTTGTGTTGCTTGAATACCGTCAGAACAATATCCAGCATCACCTGGAGTCCAAACGTTTCCAGCAGAAGTCCAAGCATTACCAGCATTAGTATATGTGTTTACCGCAGTCCAAGTGTTAGTTGGTGTCCATACAGAACTTGAAGCAGTACAATCCGTCTTATTAGTTGATGTACCGTCAGTACAAGTACCAGGAGTTTCAAAACATTCTCCAGAAGTGGTTGATGTGCCGTCTGAACAAGAACCACCTGAGTCTATACAAGTAATTTCGTTGTCGTTATATACTGGATCAGAACAAGTTCCTGCCGCAACACAAGTATATTCAAACGAATATGTTGGGTCAGAACAAGTACCAGCACCATCACAACCATACTCTGATGTGTATAATGGGTCAGAACAAGATCCAGGAGTAGCAACAGACCACCAACCAAATACAGTTTCACAATCAACTTGCGTTGTGTAATCTGTGTTAGAACAATTAGCTGCAACAGTGGCATACCAAGCTCCTACAACAGTTGTACAAGTTAATTCAATGTTATATGTGTCTGTACCAAAATTAGTCGTACAGTTTGGAACTATTTCAGAAACACCACGTCTTCCTGCCATCTTATCTGTAGATGATAGTGATATAGGTGGGTTAAGAATATCATTACCACGTCTATTAACGTCGTAGTAATCTTCAATGATTGACTCACCGAATGATTCCATAGTTCTCATACCAGCAATAGGTTGTCCAACATAGTCAGCATTTTCCATATCTAAATGATTTGCTTTCCATCTTTCTTCACCACCAACAGGCACACCCATAACATTCATTGAACGAGCAAGTAATAAATACTCATCAGATGAAAGGTTAGGAATTGTTTTAACTGAAATATCATCCCAATATGTAAATCCGTTTCCAGTAGTAGAAAGTGTTAAGTAACAAGTACCATCAATTGGAGCAGTAAATACAAAGTCTCTAGATTCGTCAAATGTACCACTAGTTATAGTGTCTTCTATAATCATTGAACCATACGTGTCACTATCTGGAGTTGGACCTAATTTTAGAACTGAATTTGTAGGTCTATCGACTTTAAACGCAACCTTGTAATTCATACCCGATTCCATTTCGAAAGTAATATGAGCAATACCACGGTTATTAATACCAGTACCAGAAGTGTAAATCTGCTGAGTAATTTGATCTATATACGCAACACCGTCTTGTTGAGAAGCAAATGTCCAATTTTCGATAATTTCTCTAATAGAAACGTCGTCAATAGAA